AAGCCTATGAAGCCGATTGCTGGGATAGGATTAGACGGCGAGATCGATCGACTTGAATCACTGGCCGCTACGCTGGGCGAGGCAGCCAAGGAGGCGAGCGGGCCGGAGCGGTCGTCACTGATAGGCGATTACACCCGCGTCGTGGAGGCACTGCGAAAAATGAAGGGCGACCGGCCCGACATTAACGAGGCGGAGGGCAAAATGGTGCCGATCGACGAGGCCGACAAGATACTAGCACGCCGGACTAACGCACTAATCCCGCTACTGCTTGGCATGCCCAAACGCCTAGCGTCTATCTGCGCTCACCGGCCAGCTGCTGAGATCCAGAAAGAAGTGGAGAACGAGGTGGGGCAAGTAATGCGACAAGTGCAGGCAGCGCTGTGAAGGCAGCCGAACAGTTACTAAAACGCGAACGCGATCGATGGAACTTCGAGCCACCGCCGTCGGTTATCGAGTGGGCGGAAAAGAACATCCAGCTAGATAGCAGGATCACGGCTCGCCCAGGTCTTTACTCAACCAAGTACACACCCTACGTCGCGGGCGTACTGGAAGCACTGGCCGATCCGGGCGTTCATACCGTTAGCCTTTGCTGGGGATCGCAGACAGGCAAGACGCTGACTCTTGCGATCTGGCTGGCGTACAGAATCGCAAACGATCCAGCGCCTGCACTGCTTGTAATGCCTAACGCGGATCTGGCTAGGAGCTACAGCGAAACGCGACTGACTCCGATATTCGAAAAGTGCAAGCCGGTGCGGGCACTCTTTCCATACGACAGCGACGATTTCAAAATCCTAGAGATGCAATTTACCAGCATGACTCTCAGCCTGGTTGGATCGAATAGCCCGGCAAACATCAGCTCACGGCCAATCTGCATCGCGGTACTGGACGAGCTGGACAAGTTTGCGCCACCGACCGAACGCGAAGCGGCGGCCTACAATCTGGCGCTAGAACGCACAAAGGCTTTCCCTAACCGCAAGCACGTACTGACTAGCACGCCGACGTTAAGCACCGGCGATATATGGCAGAACTATCAGGCAGGAACGCAGGAAACTTTTCACGTGCCCTGCCACGCTTGCGGAGAAATGCAGGCGATGGAGTTTGGACAAGTGCGTTGGGCAGATAGCGCACGCAATCCTGACGGTAAATGGGATCTGCAGAAAGTGGGTGAGACGGCCGCATACTATTGCACAAAATGCAACGAGCCGTGGACTGAGGGCCACAGGCGCACGGCCGTTGAGCAGGGCAAATGGGTGGCGGCAAATTCAAACGCAGAACGCGGAAGACGTAGTATGCGACTGCCTAGCTGGTATTCGCCCACCGTTACCTTTGCGGATTGCGCTAAACAATTCCTAACCCAGAAACATTATCTGCACGGATTGCAGGGGTTCGTAAACGGATGGAGTGCGATGCCTTGGGAGGATCAATTTGATGACGATAAAACTGTCGACATTCCGGCAGGTGCCTTTGCAAAAAAGCAGAATTGGGAAACGGAACATATCAAACTGGCGGCCATAGACAGACAGATTGACGAGTATTGGTTTGTAGTAAGAGCATTCGCCAGGGATGGATCGAGTCGCCTAATCGATGAAGGGCGAGCAAGAACGATTGAGGACGTGGCGCAACACCTACATGAACTAGGCGTGCAACCACAGCATACCGCGCTGGATACGGGTTATGAGACGCACGATTCGTATAGGCTGTGCGCTCGTTATAAATGGAAAGCTTTAAAGGGAGAAGATCGCCCAGCTTACTGGATTGAAACGCCACGCGGGCGGATGAAATCAGTACACTCGGCCGAGCAACCCACCGACGCAGGCTGTATGCTTTTGCTTATCAGTTCGCCAGCCTGCCAAGACTTGCTGGCATGGCTGCGACGGGGGCAGGGGCCACTCTGGGAAATCGCCCATGACGTAAGCCCGGACTACCGCGAGCACATGAGCAGCCACAAAAAGGTGCACAGGATTAACCGTAAGACGGGTCGCGATCTTTACGAATGGGTGCGAATCAAAAGCAGGCAGGATCACTTGTATGATTGCGAAACATATCTGGCGGCCTTTGCAGTGTATGGGAAAGTCATTAGGCCAACCGCTTCACTAGACGAGGAATCGTTGACACCCGTTGCGACGTGATGGCTATCTCCCGCAGACTCACGCGGGCCGTTGCGACAAACTACCTGGCACAAGCCTCCGGGGTTACCGCAAGTGCCCTGACTAATCTGGCGAATGACCGCAACGCGGCCATGACGGGAGCGGCGGCCGGCCGTGCTTTGATTGGAACGTCAGCTGGTGGCCAGTCAGCCAGCTTCCAGATAGATCTAAAACCAACAGAACGAGTTGAACTATTTCAGGCCGCAATCGATTACCTAAATGGCGTACAGGTCACACGCACCAGCGCCTCATTTTCTTACATTCTGGATAGCTGATTATGGCACAGAAACTTTCACTCGTGGCTCGGATGGGGGCAGGCATCAAAGCGTTTGGAGCTGGATTCGGTGCAGGCATTAGCACGTTCCAACCTTACGAAGGCGCAGGCTTTTCACGCAAACGGCCCGTCATTTACGGAGCGCATGCTCGCGATTCGCGGCTGGATCTTAACGAAGCCACTCGGACGGAACTGCTCAAGCTGGCTCGGCACATGTACCGCAACGTCGGACTGATTAAAGGGGCGGTGGATTCAATCGCCACTTACTCAATCGGCCCAGGCTTACGCCCACAATATCGCGGAGCAGATCAGGAATTTGGCAGACTGTGTGAGGAATATTGGCGGGACATGGTGGCACCATCACCCGAAGTCACCGGCCGGATGACCTGGACGGATATGCTGCTGGCACTTTCGCGATCGATCGACGTGGACGGCGACGTGTTCGTCATTATGACGGAAAAGGGGAAGCTACAAATTGTCGAAGGGCATCGCGTTTGCGAAGGCGACGACTACGGAACGGCCGACGGCGTGTTCCTCGGAAAGCTTGGCGAGCCTACTGGCTACTTGGTTCAGACGGGCGAGCTGTACCGCAAGTTGAGCGCAGATACCGTGATTCACCTGATGGAGCTGGAACGGCCAGACCAAATCCGTGGCGGATCTTCACTAGCCCGCGCATTAAACCACGTTCGCGATCTCAAGATGCTTGGTGAGTTTGAAAAGGACGCATTGAAATTGCAGGGCAGTATTGCCGCCGTTATCACAACCGACCAAGGCGACGAGCTGGCTGGGCAAGGTGGATTTTTTGGAACTGTGCAGGCGCAGGACAGCGGTGAAAGCACCATCGCCCGCGAGGAGATCACCAGCTCGGCAACCATCCCACGCCTTTCACCTGGCGAAAAAATTGAGATGATCGGGCCGAATCGACCGCATGCAGGATTTGAGCCGTTCGCAAAGTTCCTCATTCGCGATGTGGCGATGGGCCTTGGATTGCCCGTTGAGTTTGTCTACGACCCAGCCAGCGTCGGCGGGGCAGGCATGCGGTTTATTGTAGCCAAGGCGCAGCGCAGATTTGAACAACGGCAACGCTTGCTCATTGACAGATTCTGCACCCGCGCATGGCGCTACTTCATCGGCGGCGCGATTGCAAATGGGGATCTGCCGGCCGTCGAAGATTACGCAAAGGTTACGTGGCAAACACCGAAGTCGCTGACTGTTGACGCGGGAAGGGAAGCGCAGCAAGCTCGCGAAGATTACAAAGCTGGGCTGTCCAGCCTGCAGGATTACTTTGGTGAACTTGGGCAGGATTGGGAAGAGCAAGTCAGGCAGATTGCAAAGGAACGAGAATTTATTGCGTCGATCGGAACCGTCACACCACAGACCGACGTGGCGGCCCCAGTAGAGGCAGTCAAAGAAGCGCCAGCAATCGACGAACCTACGCCAGTTAATCCCGAGAAAGATCCGAACGCAGGGCCAGACGCAGAGCTGTCGGCAAAGCCTGAAGAAACTATCAAGTCAGAATCCTTCATTATGAAAGATGATCCAGATTTTAACCTTTCCTCTAAAGAGCTGGATATGGTTGCCAAGGCCGTCGGGTTAAAAGATA